CCAAAGAAATTTAGAGTACAGGCCAAAAATTATTTCCTCACATATCCCCAGTGCTCTCTTACTAAAGATGAGGCACTTTCCCAATTACAAAACCTAGAAACCCCAGTGAACAAGAAGTTCATCAAGATCTGTAGAGAGCTTCACGAGAATGGGGAGCCTCATCTCCATGTGCTCATACAGTTCGAAGGCAAATACCAATGCACGAATAACAGATTCTTCGATCTGGTCTCCCCAACCAGGTCAGCACATTTCCATCCAAACATACAGGGAGCTAAATCCAGCTCCGACGTCAAGTCCTACATCGACAAGGACGGAGATACAGCTGAATGGGGAGAATTCCAGATCGACGGCAGATCTGCCAGGGGAGGCCAACAGACTGCTAATGATTCATATGCCAAGGCGTTGAATGCAGGAGATGTTCAATCTGCCTTAAACATTTTGAAGGAAGAACAGCCAAAAGATTATGTCCTTCAGAATCATAACATCCGCTCCAATCTCGAAAGAATATTCGCAAAGGCTCCGGAACCATGGGTTCCGCGGTTTCCCCTCTCCTCTTTCACGGCCGTTCCCGAGGAGATGCAGGAGTGGGCGGATGATTATTTTGGGAGTGGTTCCGCTGCGCGGCCAGACAGACCATTGAGTCTCATAGTCGAAGGTGATTCAAGGACAGGGAAGACGATGTGGGCACGTGCGTTAGGCCCACATAACTATCTCAGTGGACACCTGGACTTCAATGGTCGCGTCTATTCGAACGAAGTGGAGTATAACGTCATTGATGACGTCGCACCGCACTATCTAAAGCTAAAGCACTGGAAAGAATTGCTGGGGGCCCAAAAAGACTGGCAGTCAAATTGCAAGTACGGCAAGCCGGTTCAAATTAAAGGAGGAATCCCAGCAATCGTGCTTTGCAATCCTGGTGAGGGTTCCAGCTATAAAGAGTACCTGGACAAAGAGGAAAATACAGGTCTACGCAACTGGACTCTCAAGAATGCGATCTTCATCACCCTCACAGCCCCCCTCTATCAAGAAGGCACACAGGCAGGCCAAGAGGAGGGCCATTAGGCGGCGGAGGATTGATCTGCAGTGCGGGTGCTCCATCTACTTCCACATAGACTGTACAGGACATGGATTCACGCACAGGGGAATTCATCACTGTACATCAGGCGGAGAATGGCGTGTATATCTGGGAGATAGCAAATCCCCTGTATTTCAGGATATACAAAGTAGAGGACCCGCTATACACCAGAACGAGGATATACCATGTACAAATACGGTTCAACCACAACCTGAGGAGAGCGTTGCATCTCCACAAAGCTTACCTGAACTTCCAAGTTTGGACGACTTCGATGACAGCTTCTGGGTCAATTTATTTAAATAGATTTAGGCGTTTAGTCAACATGTACTTAGATCAGTTAGGCGTGATTTCCATTAACAATGTAATTAGAGCTGTTCAGTTTGCGACAAACAGAACGTATGTAAATTATGTACTGGAAAATCATTCAATAAAATTCAAATTTTATTAATTCATGAGCGAATCATAGAAATAGATTCGGATCTTCAAAGTTGCATAAACGGGGTTAGAAGCATGAGTACATGCCATATACAATAGTAGAGCGTTCTCCGTGTGATTCTCGTACTTGCCAGCCTCTTGATGATTGTAGACCACATGATTGTTGACCTTCCAGAAACGCTTGACGATTGCCTGTTCATTGCTGGCATACTGTCCACCTGTGACCTTGCCATAGAACTTGTGAAGGACCTGGTAACGATCGCGGAGATCGTTCTTCACAGTGGCAGTACTGGGCTCGTTGTCGAACATGTTGAACACATGACCGAAATCCATGGGCGTGCCATACGGTCTACGGTCTCGGACCAACCAGAACATGACACTGTTCGTGTGGTTCTGGAGCTTGATGTTCTCGTCCATCCAAATCTTCCCTAAAATATACACAGACTTGACACAGAAACGCTTACCCACACGGTGGGTAATGCCATTACCACGTGTCACATCAGAGATGCACATTACCTTGCCAACATGTGAGATGTCATGACGCTGTTCATACGACTGGACCTTACAAGGCCCTTCACAGCCTCTGGGCACATCGGCCGTCCTCAGCGTCCGGTAGATCCTGGGCTTCCTGTACATGGGCCTGTGCACCCATTCAGAGGCCTTGTCAACTCTTGGCCCAATACGAGCACGAGGAGAATAATTAGCGTTGCGACTAGTCTTTGATGTTCCAGGCATCGATCGCCATGGGAGATCGCGCTTAGGCATTTTGGGTTAAAGCTCGTGGGCCAATGGCTTTCATTTATAGACAACCCAACAACTTAGCGCTACAAGTTGTTCAAATTATATTGACTCGTCAGGCGCATTATTATTGGACGAGGCGCCATGGACTACCTTTAATTCTAAATTAAAGGTTGAAAAAGCGCGCGGGATGTACGGGCACCAGGGGGGTCGCGCGGCCATCCGGTAATATTATAGCGGATGGCCGCCACGTGTTGCAAATCCGTTAATGAGAGTTCTAGTATATAAAGACCTCCAATACTCCAATTACATGAGCAAGTTTTGAGGAGCCTCAAGTGGAGTAACTCATCCAGAGTACCCCTTCTTATTACATAAATGCCACCG